GGCTACAATTACGAGGCCGCCAAGGCGGCCGGTATTCAGCCTGACGATACAGGGCATTGGGGATCTATCGGCAATGATGGTATGATTCTTAAGGGAGCTAAGCACCCTTCAATGATTAAGACCAAAAAAGTTGAGGGGTTGTTGGGTAACAAGATTGTAAAGAGAAACGGAAACTTATATAGCGTTCCTAAAAAATGATCATCCTAAAAAGACACAAAGGTCTAGGTGATACGATTGCCGCTATTACTGAGGCAACAGGTATCAAAGCAGTAGTTGAAGCAGTGACTGAAGATTGCGGATGTGGTCAACGACAAGAGTCGTTGAACGATCCAAACCTATTAATAAATAAAATGTTCTATGGGACAAAGCAAGACATCGAAGTATTACGCGGCCAATCCGAAGGCAGCGGAGAAGAGGAGAGAGAGCCAAAGAGAGATTAATCGATCAGAGGAGCGAAAGAGATACCGAGCTGAGCACAATGCTGCCCGTCGGGAGAATGGTATTTATGGCAAGGGTGGCCCTGACATGAGTTCCACAAAAAGTGGTAAATTTGTAAAAGAAAATCCAAGTAAAAACCGCGCTCGAAACGGTGCAAACGGCAAGAGCGTAAAAAAATAAGTAAGATGGCATATCAAAAATTACAGGCAGAACGCGCAGCTCTAGTTACACCTAGCAATACCGTAGACATTCCATACATTGGTGGTGATGGTACAACTCCATCATGGCCTTGCGTCCTTTATATTGGAGGATCAGGAAACGTAAGGGTACTTACAGCAGGCGGCGATGATGTTGTTTTCACAGGCGTGTTGGCTGGTACATTTATTCCAGTTCAAGTGACAAGAGTGTTCGCTACAAATACTACAGCGACTAACATTGTAGCTGTTTGGTAAAATGATTGGTATTTCTATAGCTAATAGCCTTGGTTTTACTGGACCATCAGTTTTGCCTGATGCTTCATCACAGGCATACTTTGCGGCAACTGGCATCACTGGAGTAACGCAGCAAACTGCAATCAACAACTTAGTCAAAGGCCTCAAAGCAGACGGAATTTGGTCAAAGATGAAAGCGGTTTATCCGTTTGTAACTGACAATAGGAACTTACTTGGATATACTGAGGATTTCAGTAATACTGCGTGGGGTAAAGTTCAAAATGCAACAGTAACAACTAACACTTTTACTGCTCCAAATGGCACATTGACTGCTGATACAATTACAGGAACTATTAATAGCACGAATCCAACAACATCTAACGGTAGTAAAGTTTTTTATCACAGTGGCAACAATGCAACTATACAAGCACAAAATAATACATTAACAGGTTCAATTTATGTTTATGCTACTACTGCAATAACCATTCAATTATTTATGTACGAATGGGGTGGAGCTGAATTTGGTCAAAGCTATACATTATCTGCTAATACTTGGCAAAGAATAAGTATTACTTCTACTTTTTCAGGTGGAACTGGAAATGTAGGATTAGCAATTCAATCAAATGCAAATACTCTTTATGCTTGGGGCGCACAACTCGAACTCGGCTCTACTGCAACAACCTACCAACCAATCGCAACTACACAACAAGCATACATCGCATCGCAATTCAAATACAACCTTAAAGACCCTAGAGATTTAGACGCTGCTTTCAGATTAGTATTCAACGGAGGATGGACGCATTCAAGTACAGGTGCTACTCCTAATGGAACTAATGCTTTTGCTGATACGAAGTTGAATGAGAATACAATAATGACTTTGAATTCAACTCACTTGAGTTACTATTCTCGAACAAATATAATTGGTTTGTATTGTGATATTGGTACATCATCTTCTAACCAATCTAATATTTACTCAAACTATTTAGGTTCTTTTTATCCGCGAATTCAAGCTGTAAATTCTGGAATAGCAATTAGCTATAATACTGCTGCTTTTTTTCTAGCAAATAGAGTTAACTCAACTCAAGTTCAAGGTTGGAGAAATTCAGTTAAAAATACGTTATCAAGTACAGCGATAAATAAAGAAAATTTAAACTATTATTTAGGTGCAGGTAATGGTCTTAGTTTTGCAGTAGACTATTCAGTTCGTCAATGTGCCTTCTCAACTATCGGAGATGGACTTTCCGACACCGAAGCAGCTAACCTATACACACGAGTTCAAGCATATCAAACAGCATTATCAAGACAAGTATAATGAAACTAGCAGACATCACAACCGAAGATATTACAACCTTAGTCGGACTATTGACTGAGGTACAGAAAGACGAATTAGTAGGAGTTTACTACTCTGCTGATTCTATCTACAACCCTATTCAAGACATAGACAATAACTGGGTCATCTCAACTGAGGAAATGATTTACACCACTAACGAAGATACGTTGTGGGTGAAAGACCTAAATTTGGTCGAATATCGACCAAAGCCAACCCCAAGCCCTTTCTAAATGAACTTCAGTAATCAAGGCACACTATCAGGGACGACGGTAGTCCATACTGCTCCAGATAACAACCGGTCTGAAGTTAATTCGCTGCGATTTACAAACGCAGCTGCATTTGTATTGACACTACAGAAGTACACGTCAGCGACTGCCGCAACAACGGTAATATATTCATTAACTTTGTCAGCAGGTGACATTCTAACTGACGATAATCCATACCATTTGGATCAGAACGATCGTTTGGAAGCTATATCGAGTGTCGCCGGAACAAGATTTATTGTGGAGGGTGAGAATCTACCAAACATTAACGTAGTAAGATGCAAGTAGTAGACAGCGAAGGTTATTTAAAAGTCAAATTAGTCGGTGGGCCAGTAGGTCCATTTGTGCCGTATACAGGCGCCACTGCCAACGTTGACCTCGGTGAGTATGAGATAAAGGCCGGTCAGTTTACACTTGACACGTCACCAACAGGCACAGCTGTCGTTGGGACGACAAGATGGAACGACGCCATTGGATCTAGTGAGACCACTCTAAAAGGTGGATCGGTCATCCTAAAGAACGGTGTTGACTTGGTTGCTAGAGTGGTAAACAAGGTCACACCTAACACAACACTAACAAAGGCAGGCTATGCTGCTGTAAGGGTAAGCGGTGCCCAGGGTCAGCGACTAGCTGTTGCATACGCACAGGCTGATAGTGACGCAAATAGCGCCGACACAATTGGTTTAGTTACCGAGACAATCGCAACCAATCAAGAGGGGTTCATTATGACTGTTGGTCAGCTTGAGGGCGTCAATACAACTGGATCACTACAAGGCGAGACATGGGTTGACGGCAGTGTCCTTTACTTGTCTCCTACAATTCCAGGTGCTCTAACAAACATAAAGCCTAATGGGCTAACAGGTCACATTGTCGTGATGGGATACGTTGAATATGCTCACGCTATCAACGGCAAGATCTATGTGAAGATAATGAACGGATGGGAGCTCGACGAGCTTCATAATGTCTACATTAACCCAGCCACAATTGCTAACAATAACATCTTACAATACGACTCTGCTGATCAGCTGTGGAAAAATCAAGTACTAAACACAGGCTTAACAGTCGGCACTACACCGATATCTTCGGGTACAATAGGACGGGTATTGTTTCAAGGCTCAACAAATGTGTTGCAGCAGAGTTCGTCTTTATTTTGGGACTCAACTAACAACCGCTTGGGTGTAGGTACTGATGTGCCTACAAGTGCATTAGATTTATTTGGTAGTATTGGTTTAGGTAGTGCCTCGAGTGTTGGTTTAAATGCCGTAAGCGGACGAATCACATTTAAAAACGGCGCTAATAATACAAGGATAGAATCCGTACAAATAGACGGAACATTCCCACAAAATCAGCGTTTGGATTTTTATCCTCACACATCTAATGCCGCAGCTTTTCAAATTGGTTTTAATAATATAACATCAGTTTTAAATCACAATTTTTCTGCAAATGCTCTTTTGACTGCATTATCAAGCGTTACTTTTGCGCATTCGAGTGGCGTAAGTGAAGGTATAAGATTTGATGCTACAACAAAACGAATTAGATTAAATAGTTTTTATGTATCTATTGAGGGAAATACAAACGAAGTTTTCCAAGCTACTGACGGAACTAATGTTTTAATGCGTTTAAGAGGTAACGGAAACTTATTATTAAACACAACAACCGATGCAGGTTTCCGCTTAGACGTTAACGGGACTGCGAGGGTGCAGGGGCAACTTACTGCTACTTCAGTAAATTCAAGTTCAGTTGGCAATGTTGTGACTAATCAATTAATGCAACCACAAGGTTATTCGGGTGAATTTAGATTTACAAATGGTTCAGGTGCGGGATGGTTTTACACTTGGGTTCAAAATAATGGTGTAGAGCGAATGAGACTTTCTGCAAATAATAACCTACTCATCAACACCACCACAGACGCAGGCTATAAACTTGACGTTAACGGTACTGCGAGGGTTGGAGCATCTGCTACAAGTGGTCAATTATACATAAAAGGATTAGCAGGAACAGGACAGTATTTATATTTAGATAATGGAGGTGCTGACCTTTGGACATTGGTAGGCGGTAATATATTTGTAATTGATAGAGGCGGCACGAGAATATTTAGAGCAAACGCAAATGCTCAAGTAACAATAAACGGAAACGTTAACGATGGCTCAGCACAATTTCAAGTAGAGTCTACTGACCGTGGCTTCCTACCCCCACGAATGACCACAACGCAACGCAATGCTATTGCTTCACCTGCGATAGGTCTTGAGATTTATCAGACTGACGCGACTGAAGGAAAGTATATTTATAAATCGTCCGGATGGACATATATTGGTTAATCATAAAAAATAAAAAATGGAAAACACAACACCACAAGGAGGAGTAGCTATTGAACCCGTAGTCTACCCACTTAACGAAGGTACGGCAACACGAATGACCGTACTTGTTTTGAACTTCGAAACAACTGCAACAACTTGCACCACTTACTACGAACTTTTAACGGAAGAAGGTAAGTGCTTAAAGGCGGACAACTACACGCTAACACCTGAGCAATTTGCAGCTTGGGGTTTAGATAACAACGTAGTGAATGAGTACGTAGCTGACGCAATTGGGGTTACAATTATTTCGTAACTTTGTGCTATGATAAAATTAAATGAAACTCAAATAAAGCAGATCGAGGCACTGATTGCCGAGATGCCAGGTAAATTCGCAATTGCGCTATTAAACGTTTTAAATGAAGCAGCTAACAATAATTCTGCTGACGCTAACGATGATAGCGTGCAGCCCGAGGACTAGATTTACTAGACTTATTACCAAACATCCAGAGTTAATAACTACTGACAGTGTCACCATTCACGACACCGTTAGAGTTGTTGTGCCTGAGGTTAAGGTAGACACAGTTGTGAAGGTGAATGATTTGCTAGATACCATCTTCTTAGAGAAAGAACAGCTCAAGGTAAAAGTATGGATGAAGGGCGATCAGGTTTTCATCGAAGGTAAGTGTGACACTGTATACGTAGAGCAGATAATTGAAAGGCGTATACCTGTTAGGTATTACGAGAAGACACCATGGTGGAAGAGGCTGCTAAATAACTTGTTGCCGATTTTAATTATCTTTGCTATAGTTTATTTTGTTTACCGATTTATCAAGAGATGATGCAAGAGTTGATTCAGTTTGGCATGGTTACAGCCATCGCTATTATAGGATATTTTTTAAAGATGGTACATTCAGATGTTCGTAAAAATACTGAGGATGCTGGAAAGCTCAAAGGCAAAATTGAGTTAGTAGAGCAGGAGTCACGTCTCAAATATCAGGCCATCCAAGAGCAGACTCAACTTGAAATCAAGAACTTGGCAAGAAGCGTAGCTGAACTATCAGACGCAGTAAAGCAACTAATAATTAATAGATAATGGATACAGTATCAACAGCACCTGACTTTGGTGTATTCTCACAACTATCTGAGTACGGTCCACTAGGACTCGTCGTATTGGCATTAGGCTATGTGGCCTGGTTATTCATCAAAAGACATTTAGACAACAAGTAATGTCATTCGGTCCATTTGAAGTATTAACGCAGTATGGTGTCCTAGGATTTGCAGTATTAGCACTTGGCTACCTATGTTGGATGTTCCTTAATCGTTTAATGCAGAGCGAGGACAATCTTAAGGCAAAGGTAAATGAGCTAGAGGGTGAGTATCGCGAGAAGCTTGACAGCAAGCTCACAGAGAGCACTGAGAGTTCCAAAAGTCTCAAGGAGATAGTTCTGATGTTCTTAAGTAAGAAATGAAACGTAAGCTCATCATTGTAGGCTCTCTATTTATTATACTTGTGGTAGCGCAAGTATTATCAAGCGGACACGGTCACGTTGTCGTAGTTGAGGATAACATACAGCTGACAGGGGAGAACAAGAAGCTAACGAAGAGCGTGAGCACATTAAAGGCGGCAAACAAGCAACTGACAGAAGACAAGGCCAATCTTGAGAATATGGTATCTGAGGTCATAGGAGACCTAGACAGCACCAAGTCGGTTGTAAAAGATATTAAAAAAGAACTAGATAATGAAAAAGATATTGTTCGTAGTCAGTCTACTGGTAAGCAATTTGAGTTTCAGCCAATCACGTTACCCACTTCAGACGGTAATTGATGGCGATTCAGTTGTCATACTAACCAAGCCACAGGCTGATACCATAAACGCAATATTCGAAAATCAGAAGGCTAGGATTGCAAGATTTAAGTCCGATGTAAAGACAAAGGACTCTATTATATCAGTTAGGGATACAGTGCTTATGTTCTACAGCCAACAGGTCGTTCAGTACAGAAACGTGATTGATCTACAGATTGTGCGTGAAGATAAGTTAGACACCATACGTCAGTGGCTTGAGAAGAGAGCAATTGAGGGCGCTTGGATATACTACTCATATATCAACAATGAGATAGTAGCCGTAGACCTCTCTGACTATGTTGTAAGGAAGGATGACTATACGGGTGATATAATGTTCTTTAAGAGAACAGAAGACTGCCCTGCTGACGATAAACAAAAAGAACCGCCTGTTGGTTGGCACTACGATGTGGTAAAACCAAAAAGACCTAAACTAAATATTTTTAAACTATGAAAAAGTTTTTTAGAGAGTTAATCTCAGACGATAATCAAATTAACGAGCAGGCCTTTGTTGGTGTTATCTCGTTTTTCGCAATGGTGTTTGTCTTATTGACAGATGTAATCACCGGTGTAATTGGTAACGAATTAGTCATCAAGGAATTTATCTTTGATGGATTTATGTTACTAACTTTGGGGGCGTTTGGCATCACAACTGCCGGACGTATTATGAAACTTAAAAATAAAGATAAAGATGCAACTGAGTAAAAATTTAGCACTAGCAGAAGTAACACGTAGCGAAACTGCAAAACGTAAAGGCATTTCAAATATGCCAACGCCTGAGCACTTAGAGAACTTCAAGAAGTTGGCTGAGAACGTATTCCAACCTATCCGTGAGCACTTTGGTGTTCCTATCCATATCTCATCAGGATACCGCTCCGCTGCGCTCAACAAGGCAGTTGGTGGAAGCGCATCTTCACAGCATTGCACTGGTGAAGCGATTGATATTGACATGGATGGTACATCTATCACCAATGCTCAGATTTTTCATTTCATTAAAGACAATCTAAACTTTGACCAAATGATTTGGGAATTCGGGACAGATACAAATCCTGATTGGGTTCACGTATCTTATGAGTCTACCGGCAAGCAACGCAAGCAGATTCTTGTGGCTAAGCGCGTGGGTGGTAAGACTACTTACGTTCCATACAAGTAACATTTTTTTTGTTAACTTTGCTACATGAAGAAAATTGAGCAGTCAACTAAGAAGGATGTCAAGGTAAGTCGCCCTGGCATTCACGCTAAGTGCAAGACATCTAAGTTAAAGTCTTCTAAGAATTATAAAAAGCAAAATCGAGGGCAAGGACGATGAAAGTACAGAACTATATCACAGAGACTCCAAACACGCAGTGTCGTGTGTTTGGTTTGAATGCCAACGGGGCAACTGTTAACTTTAACGTACCTGCCTTATTGGCCTTGAATCAGACTCCTAGTGTAATCGCGACTAACTTGCTTACAGCAGCTACACTTACAAACGTAAACACATACTTTACAGGAACAGCTGGCGCATCTTTTGCGGTTACTCTTCCAGCATCAAACTCAAATCTTGATGGTGTTAAGTATGTAATTATGTCAACAGCAACTAGAGCTACAACAACATGGGCATCAGCCGGTGCTGCTATTGTTGGCACTCCTGCTACATTAACAGCAAACACACCGGTATGTCTACAGTATAGTCATGCCAATGCAACCTGGTATATATCTCTATAATTATGGCAACAATTCCATTAGGACAAAAGTTCCACACAGTACCATCAAGTGTTCAAACAGTTGAGCGCGGATCAGCATTAGCTAACTCACAACGTGAGATTTATACGATGGGTGACATTGCGTCATCTGTAGGTAAATTTTACGTTAATCCATATGGGGGAACTGTAATTGGACCAAATATAAACACTGTTGAAATATCTGACTCTATATTAATTTCTGCTAATACATTGACAGCAAACGCTATTATTGAGTTGTTATTTAGAATTGAAAAAAATGATTCAGCAACAACAGGATTTAGTTGCAATATATACAGCAACACTAGCAATTCATTAGTTGGAGCATCTTTATTAGGAACTGTAGTTACAGGCGCTTCTAGTAAAACATACTCAACAAATGTTAACAGAACAATTTTATTTAAAAATTCTCAGTTACAAGTAATTGATTCATCATTTGCAACAATAGATGACTTTGTTGCAAAAACAGGTGGAGGTGTAAGTACTATTTTATTTAATCCAGCGGTGAATAATTATATATTAATTGGAGTAGGTGCTGTTTCCTTGACATCTACATCTCAAGTTACACTAACTAAAATGAATATCAATGCTTAACATCAATAAAAAAGAGAACGGGTTCATTATGAATTCAGATGAGTATACACTACAAGCTGAGTATTCAGTAATTAATGAAAAGCAAGCACATGTTCCTACTGATAAAGGAGTTATCTTTTTAGATACATCAGTAACAATTGACGGGCAATCATTTGATAGCATTCAAGAATTTTTAAATTCACTTTATAATTAAATATGTCAAAAATAAAAAAAGAAGAGCTCGAAGCGTTGGTTAACGCTAACCGAGTTTACAGAGACCTAAAATTTAATCTAGCAGACATCGAGATGAGCGTTCGTCGTTTAGGCGAGCAGAAAGAACTCACGATGCAGCAACTTGAAGTTGCGGCAGGAAAGCTCACACAAGAGCAGCAATCCATCTTTGAAAAGTATGGCGATGTCAGTGTAAACCTACAAACAGGTGAGTATAATTAGAAAAATTTCCATTGGCCCTGACTACATGAAGTGCATGCACTACATGGTAGGTCAGTCTATCCTAGATAAAACGTGGGAGATTAACACCATCCGTAAGGAGGATGATGGATCTATCTGCGTTTGGATTATCAAGGAAAAAGAGATTATTAAATGGAAATCATTCTCTAATGCAATGCCCATTGCAATAGAATACAAAATAGATTACTAATGAAATCACCATACTGCTTCATCATCAAACCAGTTGGTCAGAGGCGGTACGATAACATAAGGAAGTTTGGAGATACAGACTTCTATATCAGCTCATCTCAAGAAGACCACAAGACATCTAACCGCCACGCAGTGGTGGTATCAGTCCCTATTTACTACAACGGCCCGGTTCAACCAGGTGACACTGTTGTAGTTCACCACAATGTGTTCAAGTACTACAACGACATGAAGGGCCGTCAGAAAAGTAGTTGGAACTATATCATGGACGATTTGTTTTTAGCTGAGCTAGATCAGGTCTATCTTTACAAGAGAGATGCCGATTGGCAGGCTGTTGATCCGTTTATCTTTATCAGACCAATACCAACTGAGGATAAGTTAATTAGCTCTACGGGAGCACATGAGGCACTGTGGGGTGAGGTTGTTTATAAAACAAACACCATCCCCAACGTAAACGTTGGTGACACAGTCTCATTCACACCTGACAGCGAATATGAATTTA